ACACCATACGAACAACCAATGAGATTACGAATGAGCAAAAACAATGTAGGATTTGAGTTCTTAAATAGAGATATACTACATAGCAAGCACACAGATATTAACGAAATAATAGACTTCTAATGATACCAATAATTTTAACTTTATCAATAATAGCAGTCCTCTTTATGTTTTGGGGGCAATTAAATAATGCAGAGATTCAAATAGCACCTATTGTTGGGATTGTATTCGGTGCTTTATATTCAAGTGAAAACTTTGAGGATGAAACTGAATACATTTTGCAATGCTGTATTCTTTGCATAAGCATTCAAGTAGTATGGGCGAAACCAAATGGCTTAGATTAGTAGCCGAAAGGCATCAAGAGTGGATTAAAATAGTTCATTCTTTTGGAGAGTACACTTATGCTGAAGACTTGGTACAGGAGATGTACCTCGTTATTTTAAAATACACTACCCCTGAAAAGATTATAAAGGATGGGGTAGTTTCAAGAGGGTATATATATTTCACACTTCGTTCCCTCTACTTCCAATACTACAACAAGAAAAAGAAAGTTACCAAAGTCAGTCTTGACGATGAAGAATTTTCAATACAGATTCCCGACTTTGACCACATAGAAGAACACGAAGCGTTCCATAGGATATGTTTGCTAGTTGATGAGGTTGCAGATACTTGGGGCTGGTACGACAGAAAGCTATGGAAACTATATTCGCAAACAGATATGAGTATGCGAAAACTAGCAGCAGAAACCAACATAAGTTGGGTAAGTATATATAATTCATTAAAACACCTTAAAGAAGATTTAAAAGATAAACTAGGCGAAGATTTTGCCGATTTTAAAAACCAAGATTATGACAGAATTTAAAGGAGACAAAAGAAGTAAAGAGTACAGAATTTGGAAAGCTAAACACTCATTAGAAAGTGAGGGGTTAGGAGATACCATTCAAAAGATTACCAAAGCAACTGGAATAGAGAAAGCTGTAAAGTTTATAGCAGGAGAAGACTGCGGATGTGATAAACGTCAAGAAAAACTAAATGAGATATTTCGATACGATAAACCTAAATGCTTAGAAGAAGATGAATACAACTTGCTTAGGGATTCAATAGAAAGTAAACAGAATAAATTTACAGCCGAAGACCAAAAGAAATTCATTAGTATATTTGAAAGAGTGTTTGACACTAAGGTAGTGGGTTGTTCTTCTTGTGCATTTAGAAGTACGGTTTACGAGAAGTTAGTCAAACTGTATAACACTTATAAATAATGAAAGAGGATGAGTTGTTTGAGTATCTTGTTAATTGTTGCTACCCTGACTTGGTAAAAGCAAAAAAGCAGATGAGCCGTTGGGATTGTTATTCTGTCGAACATAGACACAGAATAGAATTAAAATGTAGGGGAAAACATTATCCTACTCTTTTAATTGAAAAAAAGAAATTTGATTCTATGATTCAAAAATGCAAAGACAATTTGGATATTCCGTTATATATTTGTTCCACACCTAAAGGGGTATTTAAATTTAATTTGTACCTTGTTGACCCAAAGTGGGAAATTCAATATCACAATAAGACAACTGAATTTTCAAACACAAACAAAATAGCAAAAGAGATAGCAATGCTACCTGTAATAAATGCAGATATATTATGACAACAAGAGATGCAATGCAAAAGAAGTTCGACAACTTAGATGACTTGAACCTTACTACTAACCTTTTAATCATTCAAGAGAATGTATTTAAGTGGTGCGAAGCAAAACCTGATAACGAAAAACTAAAAGAAGTTAGGAGTGCTATTATTCAAATATCCTTACTAACTAATAAACTTTTATTGGACAGGGGAAATTATCATATTGCACTTGACCAGTACAGAAGCCAAAGCACACGTTCAATACAAAGAGCAAGAAATGCAGATGAAGAAATATTAAGATTAGAAAAAGAATTAGAAATATATAAAAACAAAGAAAAATTAGGATTATGAGTGATTCAGTAAGTAAATTTTTTGAAGCAGGTGGGTACATTACAAACCACACTAACGAAAGAAAAACAGACAAGATAGTGGATGATGTTGTAAAGCGATTTAAAGAACGTAGCGAAGTGGGAATACAAAAGTATGGAACAACCCTTTATGATTCCCCTGATGGCTTTTATTCATTCTTAAATCATCTACAAGAAGAATTATTTGACGCTACGTTGTACATAGAGAAACTTAAACAACTTAAATGAGAGCGGAAGACTTAACCAACATATTAATATTTATGGAAATGTGCTTGGAAGATGGAATAAGCGAAATGAATGTAAAGTTTAACGAAAACGGAATAACAGCAATAACACCAGTAGAATGAAAGAATCAACATTAATAAAAATGCAACAGGACTTGAAATTAACACAACAAGCAGTTGTAGTAGCATTACATAGAATAGAAAAACTAGAAGCTAAATTCCCACCTGAACTAGACGAGGAAGAAAAAGATAGTGAATAACTTGTTTATATTAAAAAAGTTTCTTTACTTTACACAAAACAAACAATATGAATTACAAAGAAAGCGACTACATTACAGAACAGTATTCAGAGATGAGTATAGCACGTTTAAAATTTACCATTCAAAATAGAGAGGAGTATTTATCTGCACACGTAGAAAGATGCGAACAAGAATTAAAAAGCAGGGGGTTATGATTACATTACTAAACGGAGAACATTGGGGCAAAGAAGAAATACTCACTCAAATGTATGATGACACCTTTTACTATGGACACTTAGGCAAACACGCACTATCAAGCAGTAGTCTAAAGATGATTCTTAAAAGTCCAAAGACTTACAGGAATGTAATTAAGTACGGAAACCCTGACAACGAAAGCCCTGCATTATCTGCTGGTAAGTTAGCCCATTGGATGGTACTTGAACCACACAAAATAGATGAGTTGCATTTTGTAGAAGCATCCACTAAGAATACCAAAATATATAAGGAAGCTAAAGAAGTACACGGAGAAGTATTCTTAAACAAGGAACGCAAAGCAGCAGAACGATTAACGGATGCAATCCTTAGAAACGAAGCAGCACTACAATTACTAAACAAATCACAGTTTGAAATACCTGCAATAGAAATGATGGAGGGATTACCCTTTAGAGGGAAAGCAGATATAATACAAGGTAGTACCATTATAGACTACAAAACAAGTGGTGCTGACTTATCTTCTTTTAAATGGAGTGCTGACAAGTACGGCTACGACTTACAAGCATATATGTATAAGCGAATGTTTAAAGCAGATGATTTTAAGTTTTTAGTGATTGACAAAGCGAGTTGTGATATTGGAATATTTGAAACGTCTGATGACTTTATAGCAAGAGGCGAAGAAAAATTCTTTGCAGCAGTCGAAAACTACAAATATTTTTTTCAAGGAGATACAGACCTTGACCAATATGTAATGAGAGGGATATTATAAAAAAAAATAGTTTATATCTTGTTAATTAAAAAAAAGGTTATATATTTACAAAGTAAAAGGGGATAGCCGAAAACCTAAAGAGTAGGCAGCAAATAAACAATTAAATTATGAATACTATTAAAAAAGCAATTTACAGTAAAAAAGATTTTGACAATGTTATCACACCAAGTTGGCAAAGATGGAGAAATCAAAAGAATGTTAAAGATTTAGCGGGAGCGGTTCAAACAAATGGTCAATTAAGAGATGTTTTGATTTGCATTACCGATGATGGAACAAAATACTTGACAGATGGAGCACACCTTGCAGATTCAATGATAAATCATTTGAACTCAAAAAAAATCAATGTTTTAGAAAAATTGGTTAAAGATGAAACTGAAGCAAGAAATACTTTTATATCATTTAACACAAGAGGTAAGACATTAAATACAATTGACTATGTTGTAAGTTATGCAGGAGGTGGAAACAATATATATAAAAAGTTTCTAAAAGATGTTATGCAAAGCCCTAAAAATGAAAAAGAGGCAAAAGAGGTACACGGTAAGTTGTTTACAATACCTTCGCTTATCAATTTATTTTTAGGCAATAACGATACGGTAAGAAAAGGAGCATCAAAACTACCAAAAAATTATAATAGATTATTAGAGTTGGTTGAGTATGTCGGTCAAAATTATTTATTAAATGGAAAATTATTGGCACATACTGACAAAAACGGCAAAGCAATGAGGCTTAACGGAACTTCAACTATGAGTGTTTTAAAGATTCTAAATTCTCAAAGAGATATTAACGATTTAACAAATAAAGAGGTTTTGGATTCATTAATTGATTTTACCATTTATCATTATAATTCAATGGAAAGTTGTACTTACACTAGAGATGTTGTGGAGTTATCTTTCAAAAAGTTTTTAAGTATATGAAAAAATACATCTATTCAGACCAAAGCAGCTTATGGGGAGATTCCGAGCTGCTTGGTTTTGGTAGCGATGATTTTTATATAAAAGAAATTGACAGAAAGCAAGCTAATAAGATGGTTGTGGAAAATCATTATTCTAAGAAGTTTTATAATGCAACATATATTCATTTAGGATTGTTTGTCGATGGAACAATAAAAGGAGTTCTTCAATATGGTTATGCTATGAACCCAGCTTCTTGTGGAGGCGTTGTTGAAGGAACACAACAAGATGAATACCTAGAATTGAACAGAATGTGGATAGCGGACAATGTGGGTAAATATCCTGAAAGTAGAGCGATAAGTTATTCCTTAAAATACATAAGAAGAAAATATCCAAAGATAAAATGGATTCAATCTTTTGCAGATGAAAGATGTGGTGGCTTTGGGATAGTTTATCAGGCTTGTAGCTTTGATTATTATGGAGAACATAAAAGCGATTTTTGGGAGTTAGATAACGTTGTTTATCATAATATTCAAATGACAGTTGCTAAAGATTCAAAAAGATATAAAGGCGGTGCAAAATATTTGCAAGAAAATAAAGACCGTGCTAAGAAAATGAATTTAAGACAATTCAGATATATTAAATTTTTAGACCAAAGGGAAAAGAAAAAATGTTTATTAAAAGAACAACCGTACCCAAAACATTATAGTGAATAAAGACATAGTAGAAGAGTTTTATTTCCTTGCACTCTTAGATATTAGAGAAGGCGTTTCATTACAAGAGTTAGAGGACGTGATACAACTCTACGAGGATGTAGAAGATTACGAAGCCTGTGCAGGGATTTTAAAAGCAGTAAACGAAGCAAGATACGATACAATAAACAACCTAATAGAAAAAACAAATGGAGATACTACAAGAGATTAAACACTTAGTTGAAAAAGAACTACAACTAAACCTAGATAACAAAACACGCAAAAGAGAATACGTATTCGCTAGAGCAGTTTATTACAGATTATGTAGCGAGTTTACTAAACACTCACTAAACGCAATAGGAGAAACAATAAACAAAGACCACGCAACTGTAATACACGGGCTAAAGATATTCAAATCGTTTTTAGATTTCCCTAATATGTATCAAGCTGAAATAAACGCTTACGATAACATACACCCTACACTAAAAAAGATTAGTACCGAAATAAAAGAAGAAGCACCTGAAACAATACTGGAAAGATTTGCAAGAGAAAAGCAGGAAATGACAAACGAAAGAAACAACAGCATAGAGAAATACAATACACTAAAAGACAAACACAATAAGCTACTCAAATACTTTAGTAAGTTTGAAAAGAACGCTTATGAGAAATACGCTGAACTATGATGGGAAGTATCTTTTTCTTTTTCTTACTTATTTGGTTTATAACACTAGCATC